TAATTTATTGTCTATTTGTTCGTTTATTTGTCCCATCTGCATATTGAGCTGGCTTCTGATCCCTTCAAGTTGTTGCTGAAATAACCCTTTATCTTCTGAAGGTTTTGAGAATTACAAAGAAGAATGGTGGCATTGGGGTTTAAAAATGAAGGAGGGTGGAGATGAGAAAGAATCTTCTAATTCAGCGGACGTTTTTAATTGAGGGTAAACCTCAAAGGCAGGTGCCTTTACCAAAAGATTCTGGACGACGCGGTATACAATTGGTTGAAAAAGATGTAGAAGAATATGATGCTGCTTATAATGATTTTTTTGAATTTCAAAAAGACTTAGATGATATTGAGGCGGCAAATGAACAACAGCGTCGAGCTGAAATTTATGGCTTCGAAGAATTACAAGATTCGGAATCAAATACATCTCCAGAATTTAAAAAAGAACAAGCTCCATCTCCTATTGTTATGGAAGAAGATGAAGATTTAGAAAACTTTTCTCCAATTATAATGGAAGATTTTGATGAGATTCCGACCATTACAGAATTTAAAAGATGTTTGTTTACAAAAGAAAATGGGAAGCAGTGCAAGCGACAAGCTCCAAAAACTCATGATTTTTGCTCAGCACATAGATAAAAGTAATCTATTAATTAATGTTAGATAAGTGAGCCCATCATGAATAATATATACATTATATCAGACTTATCGTTAGCTGCTTTTTTATCAATGAAAGGTTTAGAAATTAGAAAAGCTATTAAGCATAATGATGGTAAATTTAAATTAGATAATCACAACCAAATGGCTGCCCGCTTGTCTTTAGAATATATTAATTCAGATTTTTCTAAATTTGATAATCAAATAAGATTAATCAAAAAGCTTCTATACAGTAAACAAGGAGTTTATAATGGCTAATAATAGAGACGCAGCAGTACAGGGCCAAGAAGTTCTTCTTCAAATTCAATATTATGATGCTAATGGAAAAGAAGTTGATGCAGATGATTCACCCACAATAGAGATTTTAGATCCAAATGGTTCTATAATATTATCTGCCACCTCAACAGATGTATCAAGAGTAAGCATTGGTCTTTATCAATATACTTATACTGTAGAAGCTGATGCAGAAGTTGATGATTGGGTCGATACCTGGAGTGCAAATATTGATAATGCACCATTTGAAGTGTCATTTTCATTTTCTGTTGTAACAGCAGATAACGCTTTGACCGCAGATACCGGTCCCGGACAGATTACATTAGGTGATGATGTTTCTTTAGATTTTTCACAAGAAGAATTAGCAACAATAAATTATTTATTATATTTATTAAAAATTAGACTCAATTCAACAGGTGTTAAACCTTCTAGAGATAGATTTGGAGCATTCATTACAGATGGATATGGTGAAATAGTAACAGAAACGTGTAATGTTTTTGATGATGAAGCATTAGTAGCCTTTTTAAGCATGGCTTTATCTGAATTTAATATGGTGCCCTTCTTTACGGCTTATACATTTGCGGATCAAATTATTAAAACTTTATTCTCTGAAGCAATTGTCGAAGGAGCGTATATTTTTGCCTTAGCTTCTCAGGCAATTATAGAAAAGGGTAGAGACTTTACAATTTCTGATGGTGGGTTAAATTATCAACCACCACAGTTGGGTGACTTTTTACAAACTCATTATAGTAATTGGTTAACTGCATATAGAGAGCGTTTGAAGTTTATGAAGAATAGTATTCGTCCTGGACCACGCGGTTATGGAACTTATAGCAACCTTTCTAGTGGGGCCCCCGCTTTTCAACGTTTAAGACATTGCCGTTCTAGGCGCATCATTTAACAGATTCAGTGACATTAGAACACGATGTATCTTCATCATTTACTAATTATTTAAAAAAAAATCATATAATAGAATCGGTTCTATACGTGAAAGGGCTTGAGAATTGAGAGTAGGCTACTACTAAAAGATAATACTATTAAAAGATATATTGATAAACAAAATGTCATTTTTTATATTGGGAGGATCTAATGGAATTGCTTGTAGCATTCTTACTGGAAAAAGGAGGAATCTTTGGATTTCTCTTTATCCTTTCAATAATATATATTTGGTGGACAGGTTACAAAAAGGATTCCAAACCAAAAGTGCAATCACCTGATGCTGTGCAATTACCTGATGCTGTGCACAAAGATATCTTAGATGATATTAAAAGTTTAAATGTACGGTTTCTTGAAATAGAAAAAGAAATTTATGATATACATGTAAAAGTATTTGATCTTTGGAATTGGCACTCTGTTAAAGATGCAGATGGTATCCCAATTTGGTATGTTCGTCGGTCTATAGAGGAAAGTATTAATTCTTTGAGTTGTACCATTAGAAATGATGCAGACCGATTATCTCAACATAGCAAGGATATATCTAAAGTAAACGCAGAACGTGTAGATGAATTAAAAGACATTATTACTAAATATAATAAAAATATCTTAGAATTAACTATTGCATTAGAAAAGGTCAGAATGACACTTGAAACATATAGGAGTCAATAAATGAGTCTAAAAGATGATGGATGTATTTTGTCAAGTTCATTAGCAGAACAAGAGTTAAATAAATTATTATTAGAGTGTCACACGTTGCAAGAACACCTTGGGATTACTATAGACAATTTATTTAACTCTTTTAAAAGATCATCAATTAATGTGGAGAAACTTTATGATAATAATTCGAGCAAAAAAAATGGGAGTCTTGAAGAGCAAAGTAGAAACATTAGCGCAGATTAGACGTGATTTAAAAGAGTCTCCAATTATTCAGCAGACTTGTAAAGATTATAAATTACCTATAGATATCATTGATGGCATCCCTATAGATTTTATAGAGTTAGATGTTTCTGCTAAAACTATTGATTCTAAGATTTATCTTAATGAAGATCTTTTATCTGAAGATTATGATGTTATTATGAGATATGCAATTCATGAAGTTACGCACTCTCTTCAGCATATGGAAAGAGAAGATTTGGACAAGGATCCATATGCTGATGATGAATATATAATCATGCCATGAAAAAATGGACTCATCCGGGTGGTAAATTGAGAGAACTCGGTGCTGAATCATTAACAGATGCAGAACTTCTGTCAATTCTCATATCTACAGGCACAAAGGGTAAATCAGCCGAAGATATAGCCAGAGAGATACTTGATAAATTCAACTCCTTCAAGGGTATGGCAAACCAGCCCCTTGAAAAGTTTCTTGAGTTTAAAGGTCTTGGCGATGTAAAGATTATCCGAATTGCAGCAGCATTTGAGATTGCAAGAAGGTGTGTCAATTTAGTGCTCAAGGATTTGAAAGAGGAT